ATCACACGGAATCCTTGAATCAAGCCTGTAATAGCCGCCAAAATCGCAGCAACACCTGCTGCACCGACTGTGGCTAATGTCATAAATGCAAATGCTATTGCACCAACGAGAACTCCAACACCAAGACAAGCTGCGCCAAAGGCAATCATTGCTTTACTAAGACCGCCGAGACTAGCTGCCAACGGTGCAATCAAATAGGCTGCTCCGACAAGAAGACCCAATGCGATTCCAAATGCTACAAGAGCTTTCGCTAGTGATGCTAAATCCATACTGCCGAGCACTTTGAGTGGAACGACCAGCAATGTCATTGCAGCTGCCATTGCAATCATGTTTGTTCCAATTCTAGAATAATCTCCGCCGGATAGACTAGAAAGTACTGCCCCCATTGCCGCAAGAGGGACCAGAATTCCGGTTAAGCCCTTAGCCAAAGAGTTCATATCCATACTGCCAAGCACTTTAATGGGAATAATTAAAAGTGTCAAAGCGGTCGCCATTGCAAGAACAGACCCCGCAACACCCTTCATATCACCTTTTGCAGATTTCATTACGGTCATTGCTGAAGTCATAGCAAGAAGTGCCACACTAACAGCAATGCCGCCATGCTTCAGAGTGTCTGTATCAAGCTTTGCAAACAGCCGAATCGGGACATACAGCATGGTAAGTGCTAGTGCCATTGCAATCATCGAACCAGCCACACCCGACATATTATCAGATTTGATGGCTTTCAATGCCGCTGTCACACCACTAAGTGCTGTCATAAGCGCAACAACTGTCAACCCGCCCTGAATAACCTGCTTTCGATCAAGTTTGCCTAGTTGAGCTACCGCAGTTGCAATAATTGAAATTGCAACAGACATTCCGATCATTCCAACGGCAAAAGACTGAAGTGTACCGGTTTCTTTGCTCAATGGATTCTTCTTGACTATCGCCATGAATCCATACATTGCTGCTGTCATTTCGCCAAGCAGAACAAACAGCGCAGTCATCGCTGGAATCGTGTTATCCCAGTTCAAATTTTCACACTTCTTGAGAGCTGCTGCCAAAATTAGCACAGCACCAGCAATCACCATCATGGCGACAGCAATCTTGCCAAGCTGAGCCGCTTCTGAAAGTCCCTCCAAAGCATTTGCACTGGTGCCCCATTTCATGATACCAGCCATAACTGCTGTAACTTCAGTAAGCAGAGCTGTAATTGCACCCATGCTGCCGAGAACCCGGTCAGCATCAACCTTTGAAATGACCAACAGTGCAGCAGCAAGAATGCCAACTGCGCCAGCGATCTTCAACAAAATATTGGCTTTGATGTCTTTCTGCCAAAGAATAAGAGCATCTCGTGCGGAGTCCAATACACCGCTAATGCTCTTACCGATTCCTTTGAAATTTTCAAGCAAATCTGTAAATGCATCAGCAAATTTCTTGATACTCTTAAAGATACCAGCAAGAAGTCCAGTACCAATCAAATCGGTGATCGTAACGCCAGAGAAAATGCTTTTAATCTTCTCCACAACAGGGGCGAAAAATGCACCGATTTTCTCCGCAATATTCGAAAAGACCTCTTTGACTTTAGAACCTGCTGTTTTCAATGATTCCAGTGCAGTATTTGCAGCACCAAGATCCGCATCGGCGCTCAAGCGAATCTTCTGGAATGCTGCAGTAACTGTTTCCTGCAGAGAGTTGACCCATGGGAATGT